TCGGTGGCCGGCGACCACAGCTCCGCCGCCCAACCCAGTACCGCAGTTTTCTACTGGTGGTGCTGGGACAGGAGCGACGTTCAACCTCACGTGGATTGATGACATTGCCGAGAAATTCCAGGAGGTGAGCGCGGCGAACATTGCTGTTGGTGGAACTGGCTATGCTGTCAATGACACGATCACACTCGGCAATGATGTTCATCTCAGGGTCGTGGCGGTAGCGGCCGGTGTGGTTACATCGGTAGCGGTCATCGACAATGGGAGCATCCCGTTTGGTGCGACGCCACCGACTAACCCGGTACCACAAGTCACTTCAAGTGGCGCTGGTACTGGTGCGACGTTCAACCTCCAGTGGCTTACAGTCACTGAGGTTCTTGGGAAGGCTGTGGCGAATGTTCCGATTGCTGTTGGTAGCCAGACTCAGGCTGACAACAACTTTGGCGTTGGCTCAGAGTTGGCGAGGATGTTCAAATCATTCTTCGCAAACAACTTCGCAAATGAGGTCTGGGGTCTGGGCGTACCGGAGCCTTCAGGTGCTGAGCCATCGACTGCGAAGATCACAGTCACGTCTCCGCAGACTGAGGCGGGAACGATCCATCTTTACATCGGTGGTCAGCACGTTCCGGTCAACATCTCAGCGTCTGACACATCGGACGAAGTTGCTGCTACGATTGCTGAGCGAGTCAACGACCACGAAGACCTCCCAGTCACAGCGTCGGCACAAGGTGATGATGTTACGCTTACTTGTGTTTGGCGTGGTCTCAGCGGCAACGATATTCGTATTGACGTGAACTACTATGGGACAATTGGCGGAGAGCAAACGCCGGTCGGTCTCATTCTCACGCTGCCGGCGACTGGTTTCATGACTGGTGGCACTGGTGTACCTGAGTTCGATACGGCTATTGCGAACTTGGGGGAGAAGCCGTTCGAGTATGTCGCCATGCCTTACACTGACTCGACCTCGCTCAATGCCTGGGAACTTGAATACGGGTTTGAAGATGTTGGTCGCTGGGGGTGGAGACGACAACTCTATGGCCATATCTTTTCTGCTCGGCGCGGAATCTATCCGGACCTTCTCACTTTTGGGCAAACTCGCAACAGCGGCGTCACGTCGATCATGGGTGTTGAATTGACTGCGCCGTCGCCAGTTTACGAGTGGACTGCTGCTTATGTCGCGAAGGCACAACGTGCGCTTACTAATGATCCGGCGCGACCGTTGCAGACATTGTCCTTGAGCACGGTCAAGCTTGCCCCGCTCCAGGATCGCTTTGACACAATCGAGCTCAACTCGCTTGCGACGAATGGGATTGCGACCCAGAAGGCAGGATCTGATAACCAGCCGATGATTTCGCGTGAATCCACCACCTACCAACTCAATCTGTATGGCTTCCGCGACGACGCATACGAGTTGGTGACGACGCTGGCAACGCTCGCGCGCTTGATCAGGAACCAGCGGCATGCGATCACGTCGAAGTATCCGCGTGTGAAGTTGGCAGATGATGGAACCAGGTTCGGTCCTGGACAGGCGATTGTGACGCCTGGCATCATCAAGGGTGAGCTCATCGCTGAGTACGTTCAAGACATGTGGGTTGGTCTCGTTGAGAACATTCAGGCATTCAAGGCGAATCTGATCGTTGAGCGTGACCCAAATGATCCGAACAGGGTCAATGTTCTCTATGGTCCAGACTTGATAAACCAACTTCGTATCTTTGCGGTGTTGGCGCAATTCCGGCTGCAGTACGACCGGGGCCTTGACACTCAGATCATCGGACCGAACCCGGCAACGATTGGAATGACTGGTCTTCTGCCAGACTTCGCTCTGAACGGCTGAGCACTTTTCCTAAACTGGCGAGCACAGTTGATTCTGTGCTCGTCTTTCTTCAACTTGAGGAGACACGACGATGGCCATTCGCTTTGCTGGAATCGCCTTCCTGTCTGTGGATGGCAACCAGTACCAACTTCGCGGTAACTTCACGGTCAGTCCATCCCCGGTCGAGCGTACAATGATTGCAGGCCAGGATGGGGTGCATGGCTACCAGGAACTTCCCAGGGTGCCATACATCGAGGGCGATCTCAGCACTGTACCTGGGTTGAATTTTGAAGACTTGCTCACGCAAGTTAACAGCACGGTGATCGCGCAGCTTGCAAATCAAAAGCAGTACACCCTTCAGGGGGCGACCGTCAAAGGCGGTTTCGAGATCAACACTCGGGATGGTCAGGCGCGCGTTCGTTGGGAAGGGGTTGCGTGCCTGGAGATCAACTTGTTCTAAAGGAGTTAGCGTATGAATGTACAGCCTAAGCGTGAAGGGTTTGAAGAGCCTTTGACTGGTTCATCGTCAGCGGAGATGCCGCCAGTTAACCCTGCATTAGAGAGTGCGCCGCCTCCGCCACCAGTTGAAGAATGGCCAATCAAAGTGAGGCTCTTACATCGGTCGATTCGGGACAACAATGGTCGCGAGGTTAAGGAGATTGAATTCCGTCAACCGACTGGTGGCGATATCAATCGCTGCGGCAACCCTTGCCGGATCAACCAGGATGGCGACGTTGTATTTGACGAGCGCAAGATGAGTCTCATCATGGCGAACTTGTCTGGCATCCTTTCGCCATTGCTTGACCAGATGGACCCTCGTGACTGGAACTCGTGCGCGTATAGGTTGCGAAGTTTTTTCTTGCCAGAACTAGCGGCTTGGTAGTCTCGGAAGAAAATCTCATCCTTGACTGCTACCGTCTGGCCCGCTGGTACCACACTTCTCCTGAAGTCTTCCTCGCGATGCCACTCAATGACATCCACTTGCATATGTATCGGACAATCCAGCTAATGAGCTTGATGAAGCGTGAAGCTGAGGCTGGAGACATAGATGGCTGAGTTTGCGGAATTAAAAGTCTCCGTCACCTTCACGGACAATGCTTCGGATAAGTTGAAAGAGGTTAATGCCCATCTGGCTAAGCTTGGGACAGGTGGTGAAACTAATCGGAAGGCCGTTGAAGGTTTCAAGGTATCAACTGATCTTGTATCAAAGCTAGCGACTGAGGTAAGGGGGGTCGCTAATGCTTTCAATCTTTTTGGTGGCCTCCCGATTTTCAAGCTCGGTGCCGGGGCTGGCTTTGCTGGCATCGTTTTGGCCATCAAGCAGACGAACGATGCGCTGGGCGCGTTTGCGAAAGAGCTACTTGCTCTTCGTGATATGAGCCGGGCGGCAGGGCTGCTACCTGACCAGTTCAAGAATGTGACCAATCAACTGAAGCTGGTTGGATATACTTCAGATGAAGCCTCGCGAGAGGTTATGAGTTTCGTCCGGACGATTGATGAAGCATCTCGTCCTGGCACTTCTGAGTTTATGAAGATTTGGCAACTTTCTGCTACGCCTGAATTAGCGATGGCGCGCGTCAATCAGATGCGAGACTTGATCCGTAATGGTCAGCCGGGTCAGGCTCTAATGCTTGCAGCACGAGAAGCAAAAGCGATTTATGAACGAGAGTTGGCTGGCGGTGGGGGAATGCAAGAAGCTCGGCGGCAGGCTGAGGCATGGCTCTCTTCCGTTGGTCTCTCTATGAGAGCGCTGGGAATCAGTGACATTTCGGACTTCCTGGGCGACCCGCAGAAGTGGCAGAGACGGATTGAGGCGGCGGAGCGGTTCAATCGTGAATACGAGGCGTTCAATAAGGTGCTTGGTGGCCTCATCACTGATATCAAGATGGAGTTGCTACCGCTCTTTGAAGATTTGAACAAGGCTCTTACAGAAGGTGCGTTTGACAGTGTTCTGGTCACGATCAATGCTGACATACAAGACATTAGAAAAATTATAGCGCTTCTTGAAGGTGACTACGAGAAGCTCGCGTCGCTTCTTCCACAAGGTCCGTTGCGTCGTTGGTTAACCGGAAACACGGGGCCAGCCGGAGAGGTTCAAGGTCCGCCGACAGCATTCGGTGAGAAACCGAAAGATCCAAGAGGCATTCCACAGACGAAATCGCAGCAAGATACTTTGAAACGAATTCAAGAGAATAATCAACAAGAGGGTTCTTTCCTTCTCGAAGAATTAAAGCGTCTGAGCTCTATTCTTTTCCAACTTCAGGCGGCGAAGGACGCGGCGAAAGCAAAGGAAACGGGAGGCGCGCCAGCCTTTCATAATGCGCCGCAAGGTGGTGCGGTTGGAGAGAGCAACCCAATCCAGCTCCCCTCTGGGCATCCACAACCGGGTGGCGGTGCACCGGCAGAGGCGCGACAATTTTCCATTCCTAGAATTCCAATACCTCAACCGCGACTGCCAGCAGCTCAAATTGCAGCAACATCTGGTCCGTTGGAAACATTGGGAGCGACTAGAACGGGGAATCGAATTTATAGCTTT